AAAAAAAGATAATATTAATGAAGCTGTAAATAAAGATTATAAAAAAATTCCTGAGCTATATAGTAAATATATATCTGATGAGTATTTCCAGCCTTTTATGAATACTCCTTTTGAGAATAATACTATATATACTATAAAAGATAAATTTTATCTTAACATTAATGGAACTACTGCTATTAATTTAAGTGATGATTTACAGCAATATAAAGCTAAATATCCTAATATTGAAAATAATAAACTTGGTTTATTTATTGAAATTAATGAAAATGAAATAAATAGAGTTACTAGTAATACTGATAGATATAGTAGTGTTGATGACCAAACTCCTATTGGTAGATTTGCTAAAAATGCAAGTTTAATTATATCACGCGCTGTTCGTCATGGACAACCTACTGCTCAAAATGTATTAAATGCTCTTAATAATGCTGAAATTAATTATCTTGATAGTAGTAGTCTTTCTGATAATTCTGAATTTTCATTATCAGTCATTGCTAATTATATAGATGTTGAAGCTAATAATATTCTTAACGATATTAATCGTTTTATTAAAATTGACGGTATTGATAAACCTATTAACGATAAAGATGTTATTGGTAAAGTTCTTAAAGATGAACAACTTCAAAATCGTTTCTTAGATGTTATTCTTAGTGCTAATACGTTTAAGAATAAATACAAACTTATTAGCGAAATTGATATTGATAGTACAAATCTTGATGATAAAACTAAAGAGAATATTAGAAAGATTCAAAAATTAGTTAATCAAGTTGATTCTAATACTACTGTACATTCTGCTAGAAAAGATTGGTTTGAAAGATGGATTCAATTACGTACTACTAATCCTAATTATATAAGTGGTCTTATGAAAGAATTTGATGCTTATGGAGATACTGGATTTATGGACTATTGGATACAAGATATTCGTGCTAATCGTAACTTTGTATTGCAAAATATACTTAAAGATGTAATGGGTACTGTTGAAGAAGGTCGTCTTAATGGTATTAAAGAGTCTAATGACTTTAAAAACTATCTTAAAGAACTTAAATCCAGAGCTGCTAAAGATAGTAAATCTGTTAGTCTTGATAGTATTATTGATGATGATGGTAGATTAATTCAACCTAATAATCCTGTTTGGGAAGAAAAGATGAAGAAATATAGAGATGCTGCTATTGAAGCTGAACAAAAATTTGGTATTAATAGTGTTGAACATCTTATTGCTTTATCTAATAAAGCTAAATTTATTGATATGACTACTATTCATCAGCTTAAACCAATTACAGTTCAAGATGAAGATGGTAATAATGTTACTATTGAATATTCTACTTATATTATAAATCTTGAAAGAAGTTTATTAGGACTTAAAAAAGGAGATGATGGTATTCCTAAAGAATTTGCTGAATATAAAAGACTTAATGGTAGAATACGAGATATTCTAAGTCAAGCTACTGATAATGTTACTACACAAAATCAAGATGAAGAACTTGGGCGTATCTATGCTCAAATGGATAGCCTTACTAGTCTTTATGATGAAGATGGTAATAAAAAAATTGGTCATGACTTGAATGTAGCTGAAAGACTTCGTGCTTATCAAACTAATATTCGTAAAGTTAAAGAAATGTTTTATGATAAGCAAGCTAAAGAAGGATTTGATTCTAAACTTAAAGAACAACTTTCTATTATTAGTAAATATGAAAGTCAACGTGACGCTAATGGTAATCTTCTTATTAGTATGGAAGAACTTATGAAAGTTCCTGAATATCGTGAAGCTAAAGAATGGATTCGTAAGAATACTAGATATATTCTTGATATTAAAGATATAGAAGATTTAAATTGGGCGTTTGAAGAACTTAAAGATGCTAATAAAGGTAATAGTGTTCTTAATCTTGCTATTAAAGAATTTCAAGCTAAAGATGAATTTAACGTAGTTGATGGACGTAAAATACCTGAAGAACGTGCAGCTCTTATAAAAGCTGAAACAGTTAGAAAATATAAATATACTAAAGGCAATGGTATGCCTTATGTTGGTATTATTCGTTCTGCTGAAGATGAACTTAGAATTTATCGTGCTGATTTCTATAATTATCTTACAGGTAATAAATCTAAGAGCGAAGAAGAAATTAATGTAGGAGAAGCTATTAATAAAATACTTGAAAAATATTTTGATAATGCTACTAGAACTCTTAATACTGCTGATATTAGTCAAGAAGATTTAGAACAACTCAAGACTGGTTTTGAAGTATTTAATGAAATTACTAGAGGTGAAAAGAATACTGATAAAGCTAAAGCAAAACGTGTTGCTGAATTTATTGAAAGTGAATGTGATGTTACTTATAATTGGAAACAATATGAACTTGATAAAAATAGAGCTTTTGCTAAAGGTAAAAAGTATTATGATAAATGGCTAGAAGTATTTAGTGAACAAGTTGAAGAAAATGGAACTATTGCAGAAAGACCTAATCGAACTATTTATGGTATTATTAAACCTAAAGATTTAGATAAATGGACTGATATTGATAGAACTGCTGCAATTAATATTCTTCAAAAGAGAACTAGAGAAACTACTACTCAATATTATTATATGAAAGAAAAAGAAGTTCTTGATAAATATGGTATTGATAGTGTTGAATATAAACAATGGTATAGAGATAATCATTATTTTGACCCATATACTCGTACTATTAAACCTATTCGTATTTGGACTACTATGCAAATGATTAAAGATGATGGTTCAGCTGTTGTTGGTAATTATGAACCACGTATTAATCAAATGCATATTACTCCTAAAGAAGAACTTGTTAATCCAGAATATAGTAGTTTTGTTAATAAGTATAAAGTAGGAACAGGATATGATAATCCTAATTATACTAATCTTAATGAGTATCAACTTGAACTTATGAATAAAGTAAATGAACTTATGAAAAAGTATTGTTTTACTAATAGTAATAAGCGATATGTTGATATGGGTTATCTTCCAGCTTTACCTAAATCTAAAGATATGACTGTTAAAGATTACTTTGAGCAAGCTCTTAGTTTTCTTGGTTGGACAGCCAATGTTCCTAATAATACTAGTTGGAGAAATAATGAAGATTTAACTTTTGATAAAGATTATGATATTCCTAATCCTAGATTAGTTCAGTTAGTTAATAAAGATACTCAACAACTTCCTACTATACCTAGATTTAAAGAACCTAATGAAAGTGATGAAGAATTTAGTAAACGTAAAACTGCTGCTATTAAAGCTAGAGATGAGATTATTGAAAAGAATAATAAAATTCATAATGATATTCTTAATCGTAATTGGGAAGAAGTATTTAATAGTTTCTTAATTGAAAGTAATAGATATAATGCTATTAAAACAGTTAAAAATCTTCTTTATACTGCTGACCAAATTATTACTAGTAATACTGCTTACGATATAAATTATAAAGGTAGTATAAGTGAAAATAGAGAAGCTAGTGCTGGTGGTGAAATTGAATATAAGCAAGAAAAACAAACTAGAACTAGTAAACATCTTAGAAGTTTTATTCGTCGTCTTGTATTTGAACAATATAAAGATAATAAAACTCCTAATCTAGTTAAACTAGGTTCTCTTGCTCAAAATATTACTGGTAGTAAATATATGATGATGAATATTACTGGTGGTATTGCTAACGTTCTTACTGGTTCTAGTAACATCTTTATGGAACGAGCTGCTGGTGAATATATTAATCTTAAAGATTGGGAAGCTGGTAAATCTGAATGGATTAAAGGAACTGTTAGTTATATGGCTAATATGTATAGTGAAAATAGTAGTACACTTCAAGATGCTATTATTAAACTTAGTCATGTAGTTGACTTTGATAGAGTAACTGAAGTTAGTACTGCTCAAGGTCTTAAAGAAAATATTCGTAGAGTTCGTGGATTACTATTTAGTCCTCAATCTGTTGGTGAACATTATATGCAAAATGTTATGCTATTTGCTATGCTTAAATCTCATAGACTTGTTGATAATGGTAGAGGCGGTTATGATATAATGAGTAAAGAAATGTATCATCGTAAAGCTGAACAAGATGCTCTTATGTCTGTAATAAATACCCCCCGTGGAGAGGAGAACCAAGCTCTTCTTGAACAATTCAATAAGTTCATGGATGATGCTAAAGCTGATAATAAAAAACGAGCTAAATATAATCTATTTAAAGCTAATCCTATATTCGATTTTGTTAAAACTTATCTTAATGAAGAACAACAAAGAGAATATATAGCTAAACGTAAAGAACTTATTAAGAATATCGATAAAAAGTTTGCTAAACTTCCAGATGTTTATAATCAGTTTGAACTTAAAAATGGAATTGCTCAAATAAAATCTGATAGTAAACTTACTCTTAAAGAATATGCTAAATTTATTGATAAAGTTCGTGAAGTAAATAAAAAAGTTCATGGTGTTTATGATAAACTTGGTTCTGCTAATATTGAACAACATTGGTTGGGTGGTATGGTTATGCAATATCATAAACATCTTTATCCCGGTTTTAAGAAACGTTATCGTTGGAATGGTTATTATAATGAAACTCTAGGTACTATTGAAAAAGGTAGTTATACTAGTCTTTATGATTATTTGACTATTCCATTTAAAGAAACTAACATAGGAGAAATTAATAATGTAAGTGATGTTCTTAAAGCATTCCAAACTTATGGTAAGAATTTACTTTCATTTGCTGTTAATTTCAAACTTAATTATGAACTTCTTCCTGAACATGAAAAAGCAAATATTAGACGTAATTTAGGTGATTTACTTTATGTAGGTGCTGCTGTTATTGGAGCAATTGCTATAACTGGTATAGGAGGAGATGATGATGAAAGTATTATATATAATCTTATGCTTTATCACGCTGACAGTCTTGCTTCTGAAGCTGCTTCATTTACTCCATTTGGTGCTTATGCTGAAGGTAAAAAACTATGGTCTAGTCCTGTTGCTATTGGACAAACTATTAATGACTTACTTGGTACTACAGCTATGGCCGCTAGATTCCTTATTGAAGAGGATTTTACTGAGGAATATACTACTGGTAGATATAAAGGTATGAACAAGTTTGAAGTTATGGCTGTTCGTAATATACCTGTTGTTCGTAGGATTAATCGAGTTCTTGATTTACCTAATAATAATAGTTATTATAAAGTTGATGAAAATATACTTAGTATTATACCTTATAAAGATATAGGTAAAGATATATTTGAATAAGCTGGACTTGAATCTAGTAAAAAATAAGGGCTTGCCTATGGTATCACTACCTAGACAAGCCCTTTTACTTTTATCTTAATTAAAACCATCATCATTATTACCAATAACACACATAAGAATAATAAAAACTATAATACCAACAACAAATAGTTTTCCACTATACTTATCCATAGCTTCATCATCACTAATATTATTAGCAATAGCCAATAGTTTAACACCACCAAATATAATTCCAATAAGAACAATAAATGCAACCATAATTATAATATATTTAAGTTTAATAATAAGATAAAAATAAACCTCAGTAGTAAGACTAGCTTATCTACCGAGGTTTCAGTCATGCCAACGACTATAAGTTTAAGGATTAGTAGAACGCTCCGCTTCGCTACGCTCAACTCCCCGTGGAGGATGGAATAGACTAGTATTCATTCAATCAATATAATCATTATCATTAACAACTATACTAATATTACTAGCACAACTACCATTCCATCCTCTACGGGGAGTATAGCGTAGGCACGTAGTGCCGAAGCGTACCCAAGCTAGTGTTGAACTTAATAATGTTAATATGGAACTTAGAGATAAAAGATATAATGATATTAGACTTATTTTTCATGAAGAAGAACATAAATATAATGATAGTCTAGGTAATGATTATATTTCAACTACTACTATCCTTCATAATTATGCTCCAAAGTTCGATAAGAACTATTGGTTGAGAAAAAAGTCTAAAGAACTAGGAATAAGTGAGAAGAAACTAGAGGAACAATGGTCAACTATTACTAAAGAAGCTTGTGAACGTGGAACTAATACTCATAATGGTCTTGAAGATGGCGTTAAAGGGGCATCTATGTTTCAACAAGCTATTAATTATCTTGATAAACGTGAAGATGGTGTAATGGTTACTATTGCTGATATTCCAAATTTTGGTGCTAGTTATAAATTACTTAATCTTAAAGATTTTATTGAACTTACTAATAATCGTTATCCTCTTATTTATGATGCGTTTAAAATGTACACTGAAAGAGGATATAAGATTTATAGTGAGATTGGTATGTTTCTTATAGATTGGTTAATTAGTGGAACTATTGATATTCTTCTAGTTAATGAAGATACTAATTGTGCTGTTGTAGGTGATTGGAAAACAAATCGTGGTGGATTAAAATTTAGTAGTGGTTATTATAAGAAAGATAAAACAGTTAAACCTGCACAACAAACTAATGTTTGGGTTGATAAAGATGAACGACTTTTAGCTCCTCTTAATCATCTTCCTAATTGTAATGGTGCTATATATAATCTTCAACTTAGTATGTATGCTTTTGCTGTTGAATATATACTTGGTTTAACTATTAAAGGTATTTGGTTATGTCATATTGATAGTGATTTTGAACTTAATGAATATAGTATGCCAAAAAGATTTTCTGATGGTCTTTATCATATTAAAGAAAATCCTGTTGAAACTACTAAATTCTTTACTATGAATTATCTACGTGATGATATTAATAAAGTTCTTAAAGATAGAGAATTACAAATTAAAGCTAGTGGTGTTCAAACTCAATTTAAACTTGCTATATGAAATTAAATAAAGACAATTTAATTGGAGTAATTATTGGTTTTATTGTTTTAGTTATATTTGCTATTTGTTTATCTAGTGGATGTACTAAACGTATTACTCCAGTTCCTGAAATTCGTTATGTTCCTATTACTGATTCTACTGCTGTTAATGAATTAGTTTTAACTAAAGAATTACTTCGTAGAACTCAAGATTCTCTTAACGCTTATAAATCTGATACTACAATTAGTGCTGATTATTTTGTAGCTAAATATAAACTTGAACGTATTAGATATTATAATGATATTGCTGGCAAAGGAAATAATATCAAATATCTTAGAGGTTGGATTCGTAGAACTCTTGATGAATAAGTTATGTATATTATTAATCGTAGAAAAAATATAAGATTAATTGGCGATGAACATCATATTGGTGATGACTTTGAATTTGTGATTTATAAAGTTCAAATTAAAGTTCTTTGGTTTTGGGTTACAATTAAAGAATTTGATGAAGATGAATATTATGACGCTGTTGATTGTTTTAGATATTGTACTAATCCTTATATAAATTAAATTATGGCTTACTTTGGAGATGCTTTTAAAAAACTATCTATTAAAGAAGGTGGTTATGTAAACGATAAAGATGATGCTGGTGGAGAAACTTATAAAGGTATCAGTCGTAAATATAATCCTACTTGGCAAGGTTGGACTATGGTTGATTCTTATAAGAAACATTATACTGTTGGTAGTAAAGAATTTAAATCTAAACTTGATAATGATGTTCAGCTTCAGAAACTTGTTTGGGAAAAGTATAAAATAGGTTATTGGGATGTATTTGAACTTGATGATTTTAATAGTCAGAGAGTTGCTGAACAATTATTTGATACTAACGTGAATTGTGGTCAAGTTGCAGCTATCAAGATGGCTCAAAGAGTTCTTGGACTTAAAGAAACTGGTAGATGGAACCTTGATTTGCTTAATAAACTTATAGAAATAAAAGATTAACTTAATACTGTATAGAATTATGAAGAAGATGTTAATAGCAATATTTATAATAGCGATTATTAATTTATGTGTTACTCTGTATTTATCAATAAGTCGTTTTAGTGTAGAAGCCAATTCATATAATAAAAGTGACACTGCTATTAATCATGTTCGGATTGATTCTATACAGTTAGTTATAACTGAAAGAGAAAGTATAGTTTATAAACTTAAAGAACATGAAAAAGATATTGAAGATAAAGTTATTAGTCTTAATGACAGTGCTACTTGGGAGTTATTCAAGAAGTTGGTGTCAGAGTGAGATTGATAATGTAGTGCATCCTCCACGGGGAGTCAACACTACTGATACAACTGTTCTTGTCCCTATTAATATGATTAAGATTGCTAATACTAAAATTATTAAAGCTAAACTTTATAAAGATATTATTAACGAACAAGATAGTATAATTAATCTTCATAAGATTAAATATAATGCTCTTTATAAAGAAGTTGAAATTTTACAAAATAATCTTGATAATAGTAATAAAGTAAATGATAATTTAAATAAGTCTATTGAACGTATTAAACGTAAGAATAGATATTTGGTAAGCGGTGGTGCTGTTTGCGCTATCGCTTTTGTTGTTTGTTTACTAGTTAAATAAAATATTATGGCTGATGGTAAATATCCTTTTCTAGAATACATTGAAGAACCTGATAAAGAGAAAAAGTATAAGAAAGCTAGTGATTGTGGATGGTATGACCCTCATAATAACTTTTTAATTGGAGATAGTGGTGGCTTTCTTTTAAATATTAGACCTGGCAAATTTGTTAATACTGAACTTTTTAATGAAGCTGCTAGAACATATCAAGCCACAGGTAGATATACTCAATTTAAAGTAGATAGTATTCCTCATAGACAATTTAGACGTAGAGAATGTGATAGACGACGTAATGGTTTTTCTGCTCCTTGTTGGCAAAATCCAGATGGAAGTATAGAAGATGTTTGGATAACAGGTGGTCATTATAATTTTCTTAATTATACTCGTATGGAACGTACAGATGAATCATCTGTTATTGTTACTGAACATGGAGCTACTGCTAAAAAGATTTATAGTTTTCCTAGTTTTATTGATGCTCAATTTTGGACTTGGCAAATTATAGAATTTTGTAGACGTAATGGTTTGCATCTTATTATTGATAAAACTCGACGTGGAGGTTTTTCTTATATTATGGCTGCTGATAGTTCTAATGAAGTTAACTTATCTAAGCATAAAGTTGTTATTCATGTTGCAGCTGATAATAAGTATTTAATTAAACAAGGAGGTTTAAGTGATTTTGCTGTTAATAATTTAAAGTTCTTTGAAGAAAAGACTCCATTTAAAAGAGGTATATATAGTCTTACTACTGATAGTTTTAAACTTGGTTATCGTATGAAAAATGGAGTTGAAGCTGATGATAGTTGGTCTAGTTCTCTTTTAAGCGTTAGTGCTAATAATAATCCAGACTGTGCTATTGGTAAAGATGCTGTTACAATTAAAGTTGAAGAGTTATCTACAATGCAGAATTTTGATGAGTTTATGAATGTAACTGAACCTACAATGACTGTTGGTACTCGTACTACTGGTACTCTTATGGCTTGGGGAACTGCTACTGCTGCTAATATGCAAATATTTGAACAAAACTTTTATAATCCTAGAGCATTTGGATTTATGGCTTTTGAAAATGTTTTTGATAATGATGCTCGCAATGAAGTTTGTGGATTCTTTAAATCTTATGCTTGGGGTCTTGAAGGAGAGATAGATGGAGTTAAAGGATTTGATGAAGATGGAAATAGTAATCTACGAATAGGACTTCAACTTGCTGCACGAGAAAGAGTTGAAAAGAAAAAGACTGCTAAGACTTTTGCAGAATATCTTAATTATCTTGGCCAGCGTGCTTTATTTCCTGCTGAATCTTTTAGTAGTGCTAGTGAAAATATATTTAGTAGTGAAGCTCTTAATAAGTTTGAAGATAAACTTCGAGTTGATAATAGTTATAAGTTTTATACTGATGGTGAACTATTTGAAGATGGAACTAAAAAGATTTATTTTAAATCTAATGCTCGTATAAGAATTGAAAATCCTGATATGAAAACTTATGATTATATTCAAGGAGTTCCTAGACGTGGTAACGAAGACCCTCATGGTTGTATAAGAGTTTGGTTTGCTCCTGAATATGAAGAAACATATATTAATGATAGACTTATAAGAAGTATTCTTCCTGGTACTTATGTTGCAGTTTATGACCCTGTCGGTATTGATAAAGATAAAAAAGAAATTACTGATAGACATTCTCATAATAGTATATTTGTTATTGAAATGCCTAGAGAACGCAATGGATTTAAACCTAAGTTGTGTGCTGCATATTATGGACGTACTGAACGACTAGAAGAAGCTGATGAAAAGTTTTATCGTTTATGTAAATGGTATAATTGTATTGGTACTGGACTTGTAGAAATAAATCGTGGTGAAACTGTTTCTAATTTTCGTAAGTGGAAAGCTACTAAATATCTAGGTTATGAACCTTTATATGTTTGGGATTCTGCTGTTAAAGAAAAAGTTAGTACTAGTTATGGTTATAATATTGGTAGTAGTCTTAAGAAATTAGATGGTCTTCGACTTCTTAAAGAGTTCTTATATGAAGTTATTGGTAAGAATGAATTTGGAGAAGATATTTATGTTTTTGAAAGATTTCTTGATTATCAAACAATTCTTGAACTTAAAAAGTTTAATGCCGAAGGTAACTTTGACCGTATATCTAGTCTTATACTTTTAGGTATATATTGGAAGTCTATTGATATTAAAGGTAAACGAGAACTTGCTAGTCGTAAGAAAGTTACAGAAGATAATGATAAAACAGATATTTTTAATAGACAATGGTTTTAAGATTAAATATTTT